TTGTTGTGACAAGCTATTTTATAGAGGGGTTAAAAAATGATTATCAATGACTATTGTGAAATTATTACTGGTTTAATTGTTGCAATATCAGTAGGACTTATAGCGTTTTTGATCATGTATTTTTTTTATTCACTAGGTGAAGGCCAATATAAAGAAATAATTGAAAAGTGCGAACTAAAATTAACCCGTGAGCAGCACTGCAAGATCGTGGCTGTTCCCGATATCGGTAGTGAAAATATCAAAAGGTGAATAACATGGGTCTTATTGAAAAATCGTGGGAACAATATAAAAATATGGTTATCCCAAAAAACGCACCAGAAATTCAAATTACAGAATGTCGGCAAGCTTTTTATGCGGGTGCATCAATTTTATTTACTTCGATAATCATGTTTCTAGAAGCTGGTAAAGAGCCTACTGACAGTGACATGGAAAAAATGATAGATGTTCAGAAGGAAATAGATGAATTTGGAGAGAAATTGGATAGGCGTTATATTAACTCAAAAGAACACTAAAATGCCTAAACAATCAGCATTAACAAAAGCCGCTCGCGGCCAGGAGTGCACTATTCAGATATACCCGTATTGTAACGGTGATCCTGAGACAACGGTGTTTGCTCATGCACCGAGTGAGCATAAAGGCATGGGGCTGAAAAGCCCTGATTTTTGGGGCGCTGATGCGTGCTCGGTCTGTCATGATATAGTTGATGGTAGGAGGAATACAGATATTCCTGCAGATGAAATATATCGTCTTCATATTCGTGGTGTTTTTCGAACAATTATAAGTCGCATAGAAAAAGGATTGATTAAGGTTAAAGGGATTAATCTATGAAGTCAAAAATGCTCGCGCTTGGCAGATTAAAAATAGGGAAAATGAATAAAACGGAACGGGAGTATGCTAACGAGCTAGAGAAGTTGAAGTTAGCAGGTGAAATAGTTTGGTACAAATTTGAGGGAATTAAGTTTAGGCTTGCAGATAATACTTTTTACACGCCTGATTTTGCCGTTATGCGGGCAACCGGAATTATGGAAATTCATGAAGTAAAAGGCTTTTGGATGGACGACGCAAGAGTGAAAATAAAAGTTGCTGCAGAAATGTATCCGTTTAAATTTATTGCAGTAAAAAAGCAAAACAGAAAAAGCTCCTGCAGATGGAGCTATGAGGATTTTTAAATGATTGGCTTAGAATACATAAAAACATTTTTGGCTTATGATCCAGTCACAGGAAAATTCACTTGGATACGCAATTATGGAAAGAAGGTTGCTGGTGATGAGGCTGGGAATATCGATAGAAGAACCGGTATGCGTGGAATAACTATAAGAGGTGTTAAATTAAGTGCGCCTTATATGGCTTGGCTAATGCACTATGAAGAGATACCAGATAAAGCGTTAAGATTAAAAATTGGCCGAGATTATAATGCTATTGAAAACATATATAAAATAAACCTCGAAAATTCAGCGAAAAAAACAATGCAACGATTGCTGGAAATGAAAGAGCCAAAAAAAATTAGAAAAAAAACAGATAAACCGATACACGAAAAAACACGAATGGAAATCATTGAAGAAGTATCTCGTTACGTTGATCCATGTGATTTAACTAAATTAGAGATGATCCTAGATAACGAAACCATTAGCGACAGAATTGCACAAACAACAGTGATTAATGATTGGATAAGCATGATAAAAGAGTGTCACGCATGAAAAGGTTTCTATCAGTACCAGCGTTTCGAATTGGCCGAAGCAAATACTGGGTATTAGACGGTGATTTAATTTATTTATCGAAAATTTTTAGTAAAACAATTGTGTTCAAAAAAGGCACCGAGACTAATTTAGCAAACCTTCCTCATCCCGCCAAATTAATATTTAGCGTCAACGGAGATCATCGGTTAGCGAGCGTTGTTCATGATTTGCTATACGACGCAAATGGTGTTCATCCAGATATAGGTTTTTATTCCAGGATGGATGCTGATCGAGAGTTTTATCACGCTCTGATTGCATCAGATGTGCACAAAGCTAAAGCCAAGGCGTTTTTTTATTCCGTTGTGTTATTGGGGTGGATATTTTGGTATTGGCCGAGATTGAAAGCGCGTTTTTTGACAATGCTCAATCTATAAGCTATCATAATACTGATTTTCATATTTCCCTCTCTTTGCCCGGTTACCCCACCGGGCTTTTTTTTGCTTGACATTTCTGCCTATACTTGATATTATATTATCATAATATGAACAATACAGAGGGTATGAAAATGAGCAAATTTATTAATTTTGACGTTAATAACGGGCTTTCAATTAGTGATGAGCCTGATTCAAGGTTACGTGAGATAGGAAATTTGGCTGAAGCGGTAACCATTGGTGATGTTAATGTCTCATGCCCTTTAGAAGGGGCTAAAGAGGCGTTGGAGGACGGTTGTTATTGGGGTGGTTCCTCAGTCAGTATGGAAGCTCTAGACGAAATTTATGAGTTTTTGGAAAACCAGCACTAAAAGCAATATAAACAAAAGTAATATAAAAAACCGACATAAAAACATGAGGGCATGAGAATGGCGAAATTTATAAGGTCTATCGGAAATTGCTTGGTTAATAACTATGGTTTTGATCTCTACGAAAACGAAAATGGAACTGCAACAATCCGGCCGGTTAAGCTCAGTAGAGATTTACCGAGAAAAATGTGGCTCACATATGATTCAATCGACGATGCGGAAGCTGCTATAAATGATATGGCAGGAGAGGATTCTGAAGGGGCACAGCGCGTTAAACGATTGATTGATGTGTGGCATTATAACTAATAATACCCTCCCTTTTACCGGCTTATGCCGGTATTTTTTTGTCCAAAAATTGACAAGACATAACATGCTTGATAAAATATTATCTATAATATAACGCATATGAGGGTAAACAAATGAAAATTAAAATTATTGAAGACGGCACAATTGAATCTTTACATATGATAGACCCAGATACTGGTTGTGACATTATCGATGATATGGTGGGCAACTTTGGAGGACATGAGCATTTTAAATGGGTTGAAGATGAAGGCTATTTTCTTTCATCACGCGAAAATTATGAATGGTGGAATAGAGTTATTAGTGCTCACCAGCAAATGTATAACCGTATAGCGGAATTAAGGTGTGAATTCGGGCCTGAGGCGGTTTTTTTTGCAATAGGAAATGCGGGAGATTGTGATTTTGAAGACTATCCTGCGGCTGTAAATCAAGCTCTAAACGAAGCTTTTTCCGGTTGACTCCATGCAATGAAAGTGGTATTTGTGATAAAATATCACTTTCATGAGAAGTGGAGGGCATATTATGCCAGGTGGTGGAGGTTCAGGTCATCCCGGTGGGGGTGGCGGCGGCGGTGGAGATGACCGCAGATACAAGCCAAAAAAGTCAAGTAAATCAAAGCCAAAACCGCAAAAATGAGATGGTTTTGGCTTTTTTGCGTCTGTATAGCAGTGTACTGCGCGGGTTATCTATTTGATCAACCCGCCAGCCCTGTTTTATATCTCGCGTGCAAGTCAATGCTGAGCACAATAATCGTGCTCAGTGCTCTCCTTCTTAATTCGCGCGTCTCTATCCCAATTGCTGTATTAGAGACTGTTTTTGTGGGGTCTACGCTAATAGCGGCGATCGAGTGCATGTTTTGGTCACCTGGTCTATTGTCAGTAATTAACTATTATGCACTATATGCAACTGCCATTATTGAGATGGTGATTTTGATATGGGGGGCCCCGTGGCGTGGAATCAGGCAGCACGTGGGTAGATATTTGTACCCTAGCAATGGTGGTAATGCACTTTCTAACGTGCATTTTTTTTGCTACGAGACGAATACTAAAGCGGCGCAGGGTACGTCATGACAAGTAAGCTGGCCATAATAACAACCTACGGCGGATGCGGAACAGCAATAAGCCTGGGCGTGTCCGTGCGCATGAGCCAATGGTTTGCCGAAAATCTGCCCACAATTTCGGGAATTGGCATTATAGTTGGCATGATATGTGGAGCAATCGGTGCTTATGTGCAGCTAAGACGACTGCATCAAGATCTAAAAAAAGTCAAAGGAAACAAAAAATGAACCCCTATTTTTGCGGCTATTACATAGCATTTGCGTGTCTAGATTGTCAGATTAGAGTATTGCAGGCGATGATCAATGAGAGCTAAACATTTTCGCATTGAGGAATTCGTTCCAGAGCACATCTACACTAAATGGGGGGAGCAGGCGTGGTGGTTCATCGATGATCGCCTTATATCTGTCTGTGATAGATTGCGTGAGCGCCATGGCCCTATGGTTATAAACACTTGGTACTCAGACAAATTAATATCAGCGTACATGTATCGAGACCAATCCGGGTTGCGCACACAGTCTCATTATGCAACCGTGCAGGACTACATCAACTCTATGAGTCAGCATAAATTTGGTAGGGCTGCTGATGCGCTATTTAGAGACACTACAGCGAGCGTGGTTCGCAAAGACATTTTAAATAATCCTCAGGACTACCCCGAGATCAAAGGAATTGAAAACGACATCCCCTGGTTGCACGTGGATGTTCGCAATTCTGATCGAGTAGTAGGATTCAAAAAATATGAGCCTACCAACTAGTTTTTTATCTATTATCCCCAATCTGATCAGCAAAGGCGTTGATTTAATTGACAAAAAATTCCCGTCTTCTGTCGAAAAACAACGTGCTATACAGGACTATGAGCTGCAGGTAAAGGATCAAATTGAATCGGCATGGAAGAGCGAGCAGGAGAATATAACGGCCCGGCACGCTAACGACATGAAGTCGGATAGCTGGCTGTCGAAAAACATACGGCCGCTGGCACTGGTTTATTTAATGGGTTTATTCACTCTGGCATTTTTTATTAATGTCCCTGAGACCGTATTAGAGATGCTGAGCAGCCTGCTAACGACGTGCTTCGTTTTTTATTTCGGCTTTCGCACATCCGAAAAAGTAACGAAGATGATTAAGGGTTAATATGACTACTATCGCTTGGGATGAAAAATGACAGAAAAAAAAGAGCGCGGCGACATAGCAACCAGGTTTCAGCCTGGGAATCAACTGTGGAAAAAATGCCTCTATCCCGGCAGGAAGCCGGCGTTTAGTAGCCCTGAACAATTATGGAGTGAATGTTGCGGGTATTTCCAGTGGGTCGAAGACAACCCTCTTTGGGAAGATAGGGTGGCTCAGTACCAGGGCGAGCCAGTATCTTTACCTGTTTGCAAAATGCGGGCTATGACCATAGACGGACTGTGCGTCTACTTAAATATTACTAAAGAGACTTGGCGTGACTACCGGTCTAAACCCGTTTTTTCTGACGTCGTTTCTAAAGTTGACGATATTATCAGGGAGCAGAAGCTCACAGGAGCCGCTGCTGACCTTTTAAATGCGAACATAATAGCTAGGGACCTTGGACTTAGAGACGTTAAGGACGTGTCTGTTAAGCGCGATACAAGCGATCTCAGTGACGAGGAACTGGATCGAGAAATCAAAGTTCGCCAGCAAGCTCTATTGCGCTCACAAGACGATTGAGTGTTGCATATATTGAACAAATAGTTGTTTTGGTATCGGATTTTACCGGGTATATACCAGGTGGGTGTTTGAAATAATGAACAGGGCCCAAAAAATAGAGTATGCGGCACTGCTTGAAGAGAAAATAGCACGGAACAAGCGTAACAAGCTCAGGCGCTGGTATGACAGCCGTTATGGGTGGCAAAACAAATTTATAGCCGCTACAGCAGAATATTATGCGTGTATGCTGATGGCGGCAAACCAGGTTGGTAAGACGCGCACTGGTTGCCTCATTGATGCGACGCACTTGCTCGGTGAATACCCGGATGATTGGGAAGGACATCAGTTTGACGTGCCCCCTGTATGCTGGCTACTGGGCTACTCTGGTGAGAAAACCAGGGATTTGTTGCAGCACAAGCTTTTTGGTCGTTTGCACAATGGAAAAATGGAGGGTGGTCTAATACCAGAGGACCGTATCATTGACTACAAATCAATGACGGGAACATCAGGAGCATGTAGAGAAGTACGGGTAAAACACGCCAATGGTGTGTCGGTGGGCCAGTTTTGGAGCTATAGCCAAGGCCAGCACGCACTAATGGGCGATGTTGTTGACTGGTATCACATTGACGAGGAGCCAGAGGACCACGAGATATATCCGCAGGTGCTCACACGGACGATCAACGGTGACAGAGGAAGGGGCGGCAGAGGGATTTTGACGTTCACACCAGAGAACGGAAAAACTGAATTAGTCGTTCAGTTCATGGATAATCCAAGCTCTACGGACTACATGCAAACGGTAACATGGGCAGAAACTCCGCACATGACCGAAGAAAAACAGGAAGCATTTTTAGAGAAATATCCGAAATATCAGCGCGACATGCGTTCCAAAGGCGTTCCCCTTATGGGTTCTGGTTTGATATTTGAATTTGATGAAGACGAAATCAAATGCGAGCCGTTTGAAATCCCGCAGTGGTGGTTTGTTATCAACGGTATGGATTTCGGTTGGGATCATCCCCAAGCACACATACAGTTAGTTTGGGACAGAGATGCTGATGTGTACTACATAGTAAATGCGTGGAGAGAGAGCAGGAAACAGCCGTTTGAGGCGTGGCATTGTGTTAAACCGTGGGCTGCTGATATACCCACAGCCTGGCCGCATGACGGATTGCAAACTGAGAAAGGCAGTGCAAAGCAACAAAAAACATATTACGAAGAAGAGGGATGGTTCATGCTGGGTGAGCCTGCTACTTGGGAAGACGGAGGCAATGGTGTGTGGGCAGGTATAATGGAACTGAACAACTTAATGAAAACAGGTCGGTTTAAAGTGTTTAGTAATCTTCACCAAGTGTTTGAGGAAATAAGGCAATATCACACAAAAACAAACGATAAAGGAAAGATAGAAATTGTTAAAAAGCGAGATGATCTTATTGACGCGATTAGGACAGCTTACATGATGCGTCGCCACGCTATACGGATTTGTGATATTAATCCTGAGCAGCAATACGGCATTAAACAAAAAACTGGTAGAGATACGGTAACCGGGTATTAGTTAAAAAAGAGGGCTTTAATATGAAAGAGACATTAATTTCTAATTTTTGTGAAGTTGGTGTTCTGTGCGCATATGGTCAACCAAACTGGTTGGGGTGGATTGTTATTGGATTTGCTTCTGTTTGGATGTTGTCGTTATTAGTAACTATAGCGGTTGAATTATAGGTTAGTCTGATATGGCATTACGCTGGTATAAACATATGCTATTGTTTTCGGAAGTTGAAAATCTATTACCGCTGTATCGTGAAATAAAGTGGCTAGAAGGCTTGGGGATTAGTGGAGGCGCATTGCATATAGTTGTAGAGGACGGGAACTACAAAGATAGTGACGTTCAGCACTGCATCGATTGGATTAGGAGCGGGAATTACAGAGAGCAGGCTAAGAAATTGAATCACAATATCACAGAGGACGATATTGTTAGGCAGCTAGCCATAGCTGAGAAATTGTTAGAACTCTGTAAATACACACGAGAAATGGTGTGTGAAGGAAATACAATAACAGAAGAGTTGTTTAACTTTATATACAACACGGATTTAAAAGAATGATGTGCTCGACATGCATAACAGAAAAAGACAAACCGCTAACATACACTCGCTGCGAAAAATGCGGGCATTGGCGGTTGCTGACACCAAAAGAGCTATTAAAAATAGAAAAGAGGAAAGGCAATGGTTGATTACGCCACAGATTACACGGACGAAGAGCAAATGGATCATCCTCTGTTTGATAATCTGGATAGAGGAAACATTGTCGATCAATTGCAAGACCCTTCAAAGGCATACAATGACACAATGGAGTTGTACGATGAGGCGGTGCAATCAATGCGGCCTTGGCTTAAAAAATATAATAGGGCTATCAAGTTGGCTAAGCTTCAGCCAACAGCAGGCGATATGGATATTGAATCCAAAGACTTCCCGTTTGAGGGCGCTAGTCTTGTTATGTTGCCCTACATTTTGGAGGCAATGCTAGATTTTAATTCTCGCGCTGCTCCTGAGCTAGTGTGGGCTGATGAAGTTGTCACACTTAAAGTTTATGGTCGGACTGTTACTATTCCTGGTGTTGAGCAAAGCCAAATTGATGAGGCGATAGAAGAGACAAAAGAGAAGCGAGCAGATAGGGTTTCCACGTACATGAACTATCAGCTTGCTGAAGACATTCCCTTTTGGCGAGAGGGGCAAGACAAGTGTTTAATGATGTTGCCGTGTACTGGAACGGTATACAAAGAGACATATCGAGACAATGATACTGGCCAGATATGTAGCGACTTGCTTCGTGCTGATAAAGTTATTTTTGATATGAACTGCGCCAACTTTGATGAAGCGCAGCATAAATTTCAAGACATCCAATGCAATCGCAATGAGCTAATTGCATATATTCGAGGCGAGCAGAAGTGGGACATTGATGAAGCTGATCTAGAGGAGGATAAAAGGCAGTTCGACTTTATCAAAGCCTACACATACATCGATGTTGACGATGATGGTATTGAAGAACCGTATCTTGCAATACTTGATCAAGAGTCAGAAAAAATAGTATATCTCACCCCAAACTATGATGAAGATACAGTAACCCTAAACGAACAGGGCGAGCTAATCAGAATAGAAGAGATCAAGTGCTACACGCAATATCGATTTTTGCCTGACCCTGAAGGTGGTCCAATGGGGTTGGGATGGGGAATACTCCTTGGTCCTATGTTTGAAGCCATTAACGCTAATGTGAGGCAGTTAATAGATGCTGGCACATTAGCCAATACGTCTGCCAATTCTGGGCTGATAGCGGCTGGAATAGGAAAAGGCCGCGGTAATCGTCAAGAACCAGGGCCGATATCTGTAGCCATGGCACAGCTAACGCCAGTCCCCATGGGGGGCCTGAATGGATCATTGCGTGAAAACATTGTGCAATTTCCTTTCGCTGGGCCGAATGCCACGCTTTTCCAATTAATGGAATATTTAATAAATTCCGCGCGTAGCATGACCAATGCCGCGGTAAATGTAGAATCTAATCAGGGTGAAGCAGCAGCACTTTATCTTGCTCGTTTGCAGCAGGGCCTGAAAGTTCCTAATTCTATTATCATGCGCGTGTACAATTGCGCAAAAGAAGAATTTAGAAAGATATTTTCACTGAATCATAAACATCATGATAGTGAAAAGTACAATAGAGTTTTGGACGAAGAGCGTCAGTATATAATGGAAGCTGATTTTAATCCGGCTGATTGTGATATTAGATTGGCGGCTGACCCCTCACAGGGTTCTGACATTGAGCGTGCCGCAAGAGCTGAGGCCAATTTGCGGTTGGGCATGGAGCAATCAGCATCCGGTATGCAAATTATGAATTTGCGGCAGGCAACGATAGATATGTTGGAGGCTATAAAAGAGCCCAATATTGATAAGTTGGTGCCGGAGCCAGACAACACGCCTTCACCTGAAATGCAGATGATAATTGCAGAGAAGCAAATGGAGGCAGAATTAAAACAACGCGATCAGGCGCTTAGAGAAAATGCTCAGCGTTTGCAAGAGCAAAAGCTGGCAATGGAATCAGCTAAAGAAATGACTCGACTAGGGTTAGATGCTGATGAGCAAGAGGCAGAGATTACCAAAAAGTACATGGAATCTCTGAAAATTGCGTGGGAAATAGGCATGAATGGAGTTGATACGATAAAGCAAATTGAAGGGAATTTCATTGATGGCGGAATGGCGGGAAAACAGAGAATACAACAACTTAGACAAGAGCTTGGATTGTAATGGCTAAAGGCAAATTTGCTCAGAAATTACTTGATATGGCACATTCAAGCAGGATGGGTAGAGCCAGGGAAATGGGAATGATGACAAAAATGCCGCTTTATCACGGCACAAATAAGGATGTTACTGAGTTTAGCCTGGAAAGGGGAGGAGAGGTCAGTCGTAGCCCGGTAGGAAAACTAGGCGTTTCTTTGTCAACTGATCCTGAAACGGCTTCTGAGTTTGCGAGTCTAGCTGGTGATGAAGGTGCGAACGTAATTCAGGCGTATCACAGAGCATCAAAACCCGTTCGTATTGATCTTGAGGGGAATGAGACAAATCTTGAAGTTGCTTCGGCTGTTCAGGATGCATGGGAGCAGGGCTTTGATGCGATTATGTTTAATAATTATACCACGCCTGGGGGTAAGGCGGGGAAAAAGTTTATTTTGGTTAAAGATCCAAGCCAAATAAGGTCTGTTAACGCGAAATTTGACCCAAGCAACAAAGAAAGTTCGAATTTGCTAGCTAGTATGGGTGGAGTATCGGTAGGGCTTGGTGGGGTTCTTTCGGACGATGCTCAGGCGCTTGAGTCTGATATAGATAGGGCCGATAAATTAGAGCAATTGGCGAATCTTGCCGCGCAGGAAGGAGATGAGGAAACGGAATTGCGTGCACTAGAAGAAATGAAAAAAATGCTGGGGAATATCCCCAATAATTTGGCGAAAAGCTATGTTGAGCAAGCTGATCAGCGCGGAGATGTTGGCAGCATTGAAGGTGTTAAGAGTGAAATGCTAGGTAAAGCTGCTGATTTTGCTGGCGAATACAACAAATTTAGGAAAGAAAAGCTTGTGCCAATTGCTGATATGATTCTCCCCGTAGGGGAATTACCAGAAGAGGTTTTGCGCAAGATGAGTTATGAAGACAAGATAACTTATGTTGATGCAGTAAAAGCAACACTAGGATTATTATAGGAGGCGAAAGTGCCCGAGCAATACCCCAAACTAACCCGCAATCAATTGGAGCTATGGCTGGACAACCCGGTAACAAAGACTCTGGCCAGATGTTTTGAATGGTACAAAGCTGACATACATGACGAGATAAACAGCGGTTCATGCATAAGCAGACATAACGCTGATTTAACTCTGGCCAACATCATGGAAAGGCAAGGCAACATTCAGGCATTAATAACAGTGGTTCAATTCGAGGCAGTACTAAATCGTTACGGCATGATAGAGGATCAGAAAGATGTTCAAGCCAACTGAAGAACAAGTTAAAGCCGCACAAGAGATTGTGGCGCATACCGATCCAAAACCTGCGGGTTATCGAGTGATTATAAAGCCACTTCCTGCTGCCCCAACGCTCAAAGCGGGTGAGGCGGAAAAGTATGAATTTTTGGCTAAATCTGGATTTGTTGCGCAAACTAATGATCAGACAGAACGGGAAACACGGGGCTCTCATGTTGGCATTATGTGTCATGTGGGTAATGCAGCGTATCAATCAGAAATGCTTGGGCGTGAGCCGTGGGCAGAAGAAGGCCAAGTTGTTGTTTTTAATCGCTATGCCGGGCAGCGTGTAGATCTTCCTCCTGGTTCTGGCGATTTTTATCATTTTGCCAACGATGAAGATGTGCTTGGAACATATGAGGGTAGGGTATGAGCGAAGAAGATCCAATTGCGGCTTTAGAGGCGCAGTACGAAGCAAGTTACTCCCGTGATCATGAAGATGAGCATGAGGATGAGCATGAGGATGAAGAAGTAATTGAGATTGAGCAGGAGGCTAATGAGGCTGAAGAAGCTGAAGAGGAAGTTAATGACGTAGAATCTACAGAAGAGCTTCCTGGTTATAAAACGTATGAGCAATGGGTGGCAGAAGGTAAAGACCCTGATTTGTATAAAGGTAAAAAAGCCTATAAAGCTGAATATGAGCGTATACAGGAGATTAAGGAACTAAAGCATAGTCTCAAGGATATGAATGAAACGTTGCGCTCAACGGTTGATGCTATTGCTGAGCGTGACGAGAAGACCGAGGCAAGGCACAGAAAGGAGTTAGAGGCTGCTTTGGCTCAAGCAAGGGCAGATGGTGATACTGATGCTGCGCTTGAGGCAGCAGAGCAATTAAGCGAGTTAAAAAATCGCCCTGCAATACCGAAAAAGCCTCCTGCAAATCCGGTTATTAGCGACTTTTTGGATAAAAATCCCGTGCTTCAAACACCTGAAATTCATGCGGAATTTGCGCGAATTTACAACGGCAAATTACGGGCAGATGGTGTTGGGGCCAGTGATGAGGTGAGCGAGGTTGCTATCCGTGGTTATATGCGAGCAGCTATGGAAAGTGTTAAGTCTATATTCCCTGAAAAATTTGCTAGTCCGCGAAACACAAGACCAGCACAATCACGACCAAAACCAAAGCCAGGCATGACAAAACCGCCGATTGAGCAACGCATAAAGCGCGTGAAGTTGGAAAATGCTAGACCCATTAACAGCAACGCCGCTAATGAAATTTACGAGATGTTAAAAGCGCGCGATCCTGCTGCAGCCGAAAACTACGCCAAGCGCGTGCTAGGAGAATGATATGGCAAATCACAAACATCCACAAAATCAAAATAAAAACTTGCGCCAACCTATTTGTGATGGACAAGAGCGGTCAGATCAGACCAAAGTCTCTCGCAGGCGTATTGGTCCACAAAAAAGAATGGATATGCAGGCATATGTAGATAATTATCAGAAATATGATGACAACGGTAACCCAATGCTCGAGTTTTGTGTCATCAATGATATTGACGGGAATGTGCAGCGCTGGTTGGATGCGGGTGCAGAACCAATACCGGCTAGAATAAGTGGCCGTAAAATTTACCCTGGACTAAATGACAATGCACCTAGCGAGTGGGTTAGATTTGTTGCGGGAGAGACAAAGGATGGTCGTGTTCTTTATGCGTATGGGCTCATGATGGATAAAGAGCTGTATTATGATTTCAAGCACGCGCCTGTTGTTGAAAGGAAAGAGGAAGTTAAAAAGGCGTTGCAGCGTGGAAAATCTCAGGCAAATGAAGACAATAAGCTCCCGAGTGGAAACGCGGTAGAAACCTATGCTGCAAATCTTCCTGGTGGGAGGGGGCAGGGTTTCAATCAGATAAGAAAAAGTTGACAGTTGATTCATATTGTTGTAAAAGTCAAGATAGAACGTCATTGAAAGCCGAAAGCGGCAAATTATTGCAGTATCCCTGGGAAGACAGCGGATTGCTTTTAACTAGAACTCAAAAGCGAGTTGTAGTCGAAATTAACCAAAACTCTTTTCAGGAGGCCCAATATGGCTGCCGCTGTTCCCCCGAACAAAGACATTGTTCGCGGATTTACCCCAATAGGCACATTATCGGGTGCCGACTATCATGGCAAATTGCGGCGTGTCTGCTTTCTTGCTTCCGATGCCACTGATACTTTTATCGGTGATCTCGTAAAACTAACTGCTAATGCTGATGCTGCCGGCACCACTCCTGCTGTAGCTCAATCCGGTGTTGGCGATATATCTGTTGGTGTGCTTGTCTCTCTTGAGCCAGATACTAGTGATGAGGGTACTCTTTCAGCTGCGAATTATCGGCGTGCATCAACATTGAGATATGGCCAGGTGGCATTTGGTCCAGACGTGCTCTACTCCTGCCAGGAGGATTCAGTTGTTAGCACCTTGGCTGCGACAGATTGTGGATTGAACTGCGATGTAATTATTGCCGCAGGAAATACCACCACTGGCGCATCGGGAATGGAGCTTGATTCCAGCACAGCTGCTACAACCAATACTCTCGCCATTCGTTTGCACCATGTTCACAATAAAATGGGTAATAAACTTGGCGATAACGCTGAATGGGTTTGCTCTATCAATCTGAGCGATGACCGCGCAACATTGGGAGTAAGCTAACATGCCTGGTATAACAACTCAAAGTAGCGAAAGCCGTCTATTACAGGAAGGCGTTAATGCAGTCACCACCATCGAATATAAAGATTATGAGGTGGAGGCCGATAAAATTTTCACGAATTATACTTCAGAAAAGGCATACGAGCTTGATGTAGCGTTGTCCGGCATGGGGCTGGCTGCATTAAAACCTGAAGGTTCTTCTCTCGGCGTTTATGACGATGAGAAGCAGGATTTTACTCAGAATTATACACATGCAACGTATGCAATTGGCACCATCATTACCATGGAAGCTCAAATGTTTAACAAATACCGAGACTTGGTTAGCAAGGCCGGTAAAATGTTAAAACGCTCAGTGGTTCATACTCATGAACAACTGGCCGCTGATGTTATCGATAATGCCTATACCACCAACATAATGGATGGTGTGCCAGCTGCATCAACTGCTCACGTGTTGGGTAAAGGCGGGACATTCTCCAACCGTTTTGCCGTGTTCACTGCGCTGTCTCAAGCTGCAATTGAAGATGCAATTATCGCAATTGAGGATTTCCGTGACGGTGCTGGTCTATTAATTGACTGTCGCCCAGTATCTATACACATTCCGCGGCAGTTGCGATTTGTGTATGAGCGTATTCATGGGAGTAAATTTGAGCCTAATAGCGCTAACACTGCAACAGTGAACCCAGTTGCTGGGTTGTTGCCAGCGCATGTTAACCATCGCTTTGCCTCATCCGAAGACTGGTTCATTAAAACAGACGTAGAAGATGGCTTTAAAATATTTACAGCTATGGACTACACGTTTAGCCAGGATAACGATTGGGGCACAGAAAATTTCCGCTCAAAAGGAATGTTCATGAAAAGCTACGGCTTAACTGACCCTCGTTGCGCATTTTGGAGTGGTACCTAAAAAATAGTTTTCGAACTATCAAATTTCGAAAGACCCTAATGGGTTGATAGGAGAAACAATATGGGAATTTCAAATTATCCGAATGGATTTT